AATCCACTATATCTATTTCATCGGCGGCTTCTATAGAAATATTACATAGACCGGCAATAAGAGGGACTACTTCAGCCGGTTGTAAACTTGCTTCTTCCTTGAAAACACTTTCAGGCAATGTTTTAACATGCTTTACTTTTATTCTACCGAATATAAGCTCTTTTATTACCGTTTTTTCATTATCTTTTTCCCCTGGTAATTCTATAGGGTACTTTAGTTCAACTTTCATCTTTTTATGGGGTTTTAAGTGTGTTAGAAGCGTGTTATAGCTAAAGTTTTTAAAAACTAATACCTACGTATAGGTCGGGATTAAATCAGCTATAACACCGTTAAAATACTAATAAGTTGTCTCTGTCCAATAAGGGCCTTCAAATGACATACTAACTTCGCCTTCTCCAGCCGTTAAAGTAAAATTCCGTAAACAAGTCGCGTTAGTCATAGTATAAACTTTACCCTTATTTCTTGACCTGAAAATAAGGGTTCCATTTTCCCTAATACGGGCGTATGTATCCAGTGATATGTCATCCCTATCAGATACGGTAACATCACACTTAGCCGGTACAGGCTCTTCAACGAATCCATGAGGGCCTGTATCACCTTGCACCTGTTTCAATTCAAAGTTAGGTTCGCCACTTAAACCGATACCGATAGCAGAAGCCCCGGCTTTATTCAGCAACGGCACACCGTCAACCAATATTTCTACTGTTCCTGTAATCCTTCCTACTTCTGCCATTTTTTACCTCTTAAAGAATAAATTTATATTAAATTTGTTATTGCTTTTACAATAAATTTGATAAATTACCATATAAACTCTACAGGATAAACTGGAAGAGTCCGGCAACGATGCGGAACTGATTGATTAAATCAGGTGGTAACAATACGTTAACGCGGTTTCTGTCCGTTGCATCACGCTCTACCCTTAAATTATCAACGAAATCATCTAAGTTTTCTATCAGCCCCGCATTCCGTAACTCAGTAAATAAAGCAATGGTTTCTTGAGCTACTGTTGACGGTGTTGCAACAAATGATCCCGGTTGAACAGGGAACCCATCATCGGCTAGTTTAAATCTAGGAATGATAAAACGATTCTGCATTCTAGCTTTCCATTGATCTCTTAATTCACCCAACGTAGCCAGCGTTTGAACGTCTAAATAGGTTGGATCAGGAATACCTAAAGCATTATTTTGATATGAAGTAATGCACCTTTCAATCAGAACGTTCCCCCCACTATCCACTATCCAGGTTGCTATTCCATCAAACAAATGTATATCCCTTTCAGACCTAGTAAAACGGTTTTCTACAGGTGGCGGCAATATACCTTTAAGTTTTAACGTGTGAAGCGGTCTAGCTGGATCATTATTAAGATTAAATGCAGCAACACCACCTAGAGCAGCGGCCCACTCTTCAGGAGCGTTAGGGCTGTCATACATCCCCATTATGGTATTATGAGGAGCATTCCTAGAATTTCCTAAAGTGGTGCAACTTGCTTGAGTCCCTCTAACACAAGTAAACCCATGCCCTTGCAGGTCTTCTAAAGGCTCGAATCTATCAGCTAATTCATCTTCAATTTCTTTTAAATTAGCTGCGTTAATCCACGGCTGGATAATATAATTATAGCGTTCGCCATCTATCACAGTCCATGCATCAGCTAAATCAGGATCAACAGTACCGCCAGCAAACACAACAGCTGATAAATCAGTAGAAAAAAAGGTGGGAAAAGATTCCCCAGCATAATAATTATGCCTGATATTAAGATAATTCCCCAGCGTTCCAGAACATACAGCACTAAAAATTAAATGCCCCATGCTAGCAACGTTAGCAACGGACATAGTGGCCGTCATCGGCAAAGTGGAATACGCCACTCCATTAATAGTTGACGCTACTAACGAAGCTATCTGCCCACCTGACATACCGGAAGTCAAATTAAAGTCAATCCCTAATCCGTTAAACATAATATGCATTGCTTCAGCACCACTAAACGTAGCCCCAGCTAAAGCAGCTGAAAAGTCCAATCCAGCACTGGCTTGAATACCGCCATCACCTGACAGCATCATACCATAAACTTCAGTGAACTGATTATTCTTTTTATAAAAATTTGCCATCCTAGCCCCGATAGAACCCGGCCCAAAGAAGCCATCAGCTAAACCATCTTTTGAAAGAGCCACTAAAGTCTCTACTGGAACAGTACCATCTGTAATCTTTTGGCCTAAAATCAAAACTTTATGGGGCAAAGCGATTAGCCCTTGTAAAGCCCTACTAGGATCAATTTCCCCGTATGCCCCCGGTGTTCTGATGCTCTTTGGAATATTATTAAAACTTATTGTCATTTGCTCCTTCCTCGTTTATGTGAAGTGGTTTCAAGTTCTTGCATTACTTCTACAACCTTAATTTCCTTTTTAGGTTCGCCAATAAAACAATCACCTTGTTTAACACGTCTTCGCCAGAACCTACCGGCATTGCCGTTCCAGTCGCACAAAGCCCCTGCTACTGGAAGAGGTGTAAAACTATGAGGATCTCTAACTAACACGCCCTCTTTTGGAACTAAATACTTTTGCATTATTCTCCCTCGTATAAATCAAAGCCAGCGTCAAATCCCCCGGCAAAAGCACCTGCAAATAAATTTTCTGTTAAATCAATGATAGATTCTGCGTTCGGACTAGATAAAATCGGCAAAGCTCCAGCCCCTTTACTCGGAATATCAGCGCTAGGAGTTAACCGCCATTCAGCGTATAACGTATTCAAATCATCTAGACCGTAATCTTTTTCTGTTTCCTGCAATGTTGCTGGATATTCAAACTCATACATATACCACAACCAAGCCGTATTTATATCAATTAACGATCCTCCTTTATAAGATACTGGCCCCTCTACAGTGTATCCATCATCATTTAAAGCACCATCTAGATTCAGCCCTACCAACACATTCCAAAATTGCTTTCTGATAGCGTGTAAACGGTCATAAGCTAGTAATCCAGTTTTATCAGCCTGAGAAGTATCATTTCTTATTGCCACTACCACCCCGAACCCTTCTGTAATTCGTTGTTCCACCGTCCCTTGTGTTTTATTCGGTAAAGCCACATCAGTAGTCTGAATTACATAAGCTGTATCGACTGTTAGAGTGTCTTTTTGTATAGTATTAAATTCAGCTGCTCCGGCTATTTCAGTTCCGAAATCCGTTTTAGCCTCCCTTAACAATAATACAATAGGTGATAGTTTCATTTATTTTTTACTTCTTTTAACAATTCAATTAAGCAATCCCGCATATCTATAATAGTTTGATCCGCCCACTCACCATCAATAATAAATTTATCAGTAATTATTTCTAGAGCTTCCTCTATCGGTCTTTCATTCTCTTTGTGATGGGTAACCATATCCATATAATACTCTTTGCAGTGCCCAGGAATATATATTTTTAATTCCTTCATCTTGAATTTCTAATTGAATTTAAAACCCTTCCTCTAATAGTGGCGTAAAAATGAGCTTTACTGGATATAAAAGCCGGTTCTAACCATGGCCTAGCTTCCATATTCTTTGTGCCGTACTCTAAAAAACGTGGGTACTTCCCTTCTTTTCCTTGCAAATTTGATCCCACTTCCACTTCATTTGATCTAACATCCATTTTAATAGATTTAACTAGATCGCCAGTATCTCTAGCTGGAGCATAACCAGGGCTAGACGGAATATGAATTTTACCCCCTCTTATAGAATGATATATATTTCCTGTTTTTGGGTTCAGCCGTTGTTTTCTCGGTGTAGAACTCATGGACCTAATAATATGATTACGGATATTAACAGCGGTTGTGATTAACTCATCTCTAACCGCTTTTTCAATATCCTTTACAGTGCCACCTAGCCGTCTAACTTCGGCATCCCACATAGGGCTTTTCTGTAATGTAAAACCAAATTTTCTACTAGTCATTTACGCTTCAGCTCCGGTGCCTTGCTCTTCCACCTCGTGCAAACGAATATCTAAATATTCCCTGTCTGAATTATTATCAAAGCCAGAAACAATTCTATACAAATCACCTATCAACCCCTCTGTCTGGTTATAACCGATATCAAAACCAGCAGCGAAAGCACCATTAGTACCGCCTCTTTCTTCAAACACATAGAATTCTGATTTTAGTATCTGTAGAGAGCCAGAAACAGCAAACCCACGGTTAAACCCTGATGTATAGGCAACCCCTATTTCCTCAACAGCAACCCTTCTTACTTTCATCTTATGAGTGGCTACTGAATTAATCTGAGTACCCCTAACCATAGCCGCTTGATAGGCTATATCTCTTGATGTTTGGGCAATAGGTTTTAATTCTGACCAGACCTGGATTAGTTTATCATATCCCCGATCAAAGCCACCAAAGTCAGTAACGCCTTTTCTTGGCTTTAATATCCAAACCCTATTTTTTAGTTGTTTTGCTAGTCTAGTCATACCGGTATTATACGATAAGGGGCCATTATAGTTTTAACAATTCCGGGTGGTTCTGAAATAGGAACTCTGTTTTCATAAACATCAGCAACCCACATTATAATCCCTAATTTAATAGCTTCAGGCACACTAGCAGCCGTTGCACCGTAACCAGCTATATATTCAATTTCATAACCACCAAAATATCTATCTGTATTGCAGGGCTCAGTTGATTCATATTTAATTACTAATTCACCTGGCTCTTTTTTTGTTATTGCATAATATTGACTTGCAGCGTAAACAGATTCAGATAAATCCTCTCCTACTGTCCTGACTTCTGTTATACTAACCAAAGGGGGTCTAGGCAATTCAATAGGAGATTCAGGCCACACATTTAAACTAACCGTTATAGTCTGATTTATTAAAGCACGGCCTAAAAACCTCTCTGTCGCCTCTCTGACTGCCTGTATAAAAGAATCAATTAACGCATCTTCAGAACTGCCATCAATCCTAGCATATAATTTAACATCATCGTTAGTTACCGGCTCCACTGCTGGAGCTGTAGTTACTACCCAAGTTAAATTTTCTACTTCTGATGTTTTACTAGGAATTAATGACATTATTTTTTCCTGCTTTTACGTTTTAAAATTGATTCTTTTTCAGGAACTTCTTTTTTTGCTTCTTTATTATCAGGAACGGTTTCTCTTTTATTTTCTGGTGCCCCTGACAGTCCTTTTTGATGCCTTACAACTTCTTCAGGACTTACATAAACTTCAGCGTATTTATTATCTAAAAAGATTTGGTCTATTCCTTCCATATCTTCTACATCATACACCAGCCCGGCTTTAAACAGCTTGACATTAAGCCCCCCATTCAAAGCTCCAGGAATAGATTGAAGCATTTTAATTTTAGACATGTTATTCCTCACAAAGGACGTTGTTATAAAAGTCAACTACTGTCCACTCATCATCAGCAAATGATTTTAACTTAAGCCAGGCCGCTGAACCTTCACTATTATGCATA